AGCTGAGCAGGACGCGAAAGCGCAGGCTACGGCGGCCAAACCCCAAAAACCAGAGCCCGAAGAACAGCCGGAGGCTAAATAATGTTTGCAACCCGCAAAACCGCGATCCTCGTCAAACTGGAGGCGATGTATGGCAGCGATGCCACGCCGACTGCCGCCGAGGCTATTTTATGTAGCGCTCCGGAAATTCAACCCTTGGAAGGCAACCAGGTCGAGCGCGACTTTGTGCGTCCGTGGTTTGGTTCATCCGGGCAAATTCGCGTTGAAAATTACGCGATGGTCAGCTTTGAAAGCGAAATTGCGGGTTCAGGAGCGGCGGCCACGGCTCCAGCCTGGGGCTCACTGCTGAAGGCGTGCAACTTTAGCGAGACGATCACCGCCGCGGCGATTACAGGCACCGCCCAAGCCGGGGGCAGCACGACAACGATCAAACTGGCGGCCGGCGCATCGTCCGTGGATGATTTTTACACCGGTATGACGGTCGGCCTGACCGCCGGCACCGGCAACGGTCAAGCGGGCGAGATCGTCAGTTACAACGGCACGAGCAAAATCGCCACGATTGCAACAGCCTGGGCCGTCGTCCCGGATGCGACCAGCGGCTATAGCATCGGCGCCAATGTGATTTACACGCCCAACAGCGGCTTCGGTATCGCAACGGCCAATACCTCGGCCACGATCTATTTTGCCCGCGACGGCGTGCGCCATATTTTGCTCGGCGCGCGCGGCACGGTGTCGCTCGATTTGTCATCCAAGCAAATCCCTAAATTCAAGTGGACGTTTACCGGCTTGCTCGGCACCATCAGCGATACAGCGCTGCCGTCGGTCAACTATGCGGGTTTTCAAACGCCGGTCGCGGTATCGACCGCTAACACGACCGATCTTAACCTGCTCGGTTTTTCCGGCGCGGTGATGCAATCGCTGACGTTCGATTTTTCCAACACCGTGATCCACAGGCAGCTGGTCGGCGCGGAATCGGTATTGATTACCGATCGCAAACCGGTCGGCAACGTGTCGATCGAGGCGACATCGGTCGCGGCCAAGGATTGGTGGACTACCGCCAAAAATGCCAGCTACGGCGTATTTGGCGTCAAGCATGGTCAATCCGCCGGCAATATCGTCGGTATTACCGGCCGCAATGTGCAATTGACGCAGCCGAAATACTCCGATTCGGACGGTGTGGTGATGATGGACGCGGGGCTGTCGTTTACGCCGTATGGCGCCGCCGGCAACGACGAAATCCGCATTTGCAGTAAATAATCTCCCTCTATCCCCTTTTTCCAAAGGGGATGATTAGGCCGGGCACCGCGCCCGGCCTCCACTGAAAAGCCCTATTCCGAACGCTTTCGGATTATCCCGTTTTATCCCGCCCGCTACACTGTCCCGGACTCTCAACACACAGTGCAGGCGCATATGTTCAAACTCGACGTTTCTCCAACCTACGAATGGCCGGTCAAATTTACCCTGATCGACGCCAAGGGTCGCAAGCAAGGCCACACCATCACGTTGATTTTCAGGCGCATCGAGCGCGAGGAAATGATCGACATGAATATTGCCGATGAAAGCGTCAGCCAGCGCACCGGCGCCGAGGTCATCGAGGCCGATCTGGATTATCTGCTGACCTTTGTCGACGGCTGGAAGGATGTCGAAATCGGCGGCGATAGTACATTCAATCGCGACAATCTGCGCAAACTGCTGAACGGCGTGCCCTCGATTCATCGCATGATTTCCGAGGCGTTTATCGAGTCGGCAAACGGCGGGTATCAAAGAAAAAACTAATCGAGGCCGCCGAGCACTGGGCGCGCGGCGGCAAGGATAACGGCGAGCAATTGGCAGAGGATGCTGCGATGCTGGGCATCCAGTTGCCCGATCAGGACGAGGAAGATCCCGATTTCGGGGTCGATCCCGACAACTGGGATGCGGTCACCGTATTCTACCGATGCACCACGCAATGGCGGCACGGCCCGATGGGCGGCGTGTTCGGGCTGGATTATCCAGGCGTTCAGATCGTGCTCGACCGAACACAGCCGAAAAAGAAGCACAACGGGATTTTTACGGCATTACAACTCATGGAGCAGGCGGCGATGGCAGTGATGAACAGCAAATCGAAATAGGCTATGGCAGACGATATCGTTTTAGGCGTTAAGATCAAGATCAATGGTCGTGACCTGAGCGGAGAGGTTCGCTTGCTGGCCGACGATATGAATCGTCTATCGGACGCGACTCGCAACCAGGGCGATTCGGCGCGCGGCAGTGCCTCCGGCAATCAACAGCTTCGAAACTCCCTCCGCGATACCAGCTCAGAAGCGCGTAATACTAACCAATCGATCAACCAAATGGCGCGCAATACGCTCGACCTGAATGGCGCTTTGCGTGGGTTGGTATCCGGTTTATCCGCCATAGCCTTGTACCAAACTGGTAAGCAATTGGTAGAAACGGCCGACTCGATGAAATTGCTTGAGGGCCGCATCAAAGTGGCAACCAGCAGCGCGCGGGATTTTGCAACCTCATATCAAGAGCTGGTCAACATCAGCTTACGTACTCATACGTCATTCGACGCGAATGCCACGTTGTTTTCCCGCGTAAATAAGGCAATGGAAACGATGGGCGGCACGGCCAGCGCTACGACGGCATTAACCGAGACAATGGCGCAAGCACTACGGATTTCAGGCGCTAGCGCGGGCGAGTTATCCTCTGTTGTGCGGCAAACATCGCAAGCTCTGGCGTCTGGCGTATTGCGCGGCGACGAGTTTAACTCAATTATGGAGAACGGCTCGCGCTTGGCGTATGCGCTCGCTGCCGGGCTGAACGTCAACGTGGGCGAATTACGCAAAATGGCCGAAAACGGCGAGTTAACCGCTGGCCGCTTTATTCAGGCCGTCATGAGCCAATCGCAGGTGATCGACGGGGAATACAAGCGACTGCCGATGACAGTCGGAGCGGCATTGCAAGATGTCCGCACGCAATTCGAGCAATACATTCATTCCGTTGATTCGAGTTCGTCGGCGACTCATGGTCTAGCCAATGCGTTTCAGGCATTGGCTACGAATTTGCATCCAGTGCTGGATAGTGTCGTTACACTCGGCAAGGTTGCGTTGGCTGTTTTTGCTGGGCAATTGGTCGGTGCGATCGGGCAGTATGTGGCGGCAAAACTAACGGCCATCGAAATAGAGCGCGCCCATGCGGCTGCGATTACGATGGACCTGGAGCGAACCGTACAGTTATCGGCGGCAACGCTAGCCAATGCCGAGGCCAACACTGCTGCCGTCGCCGCGGCGTTGGCGGCGACAAATGCCGAAATCGCGCAGACACAGGCCAAAATTGCCGCCAGCGTTACCATCAGTCGGCATATCCTGCTGACCGAGCAACTGAACGTGCTTATGGCGCAACAGACCGCGCAGGCTGCGGCGCTGGGCAGTGCGCAAGCGGCACTGGCGACCGCGCAAGAGTCGGCGGCGGCAGCGCAAGGGGCGGCGAATGCCACGTTGCTTGGATCGATCAAGGCGCTGCTATCGCCGATGAATGTGTTGAACGCCGGCATTGCCGTTTTTGCGGGTTGGCAGTTTGCCAGCCTGCTCGATCAGTTCGAGTCTGTTCGTCGCGCGGCCAATGTGGTTGCAGGATCTATCTCCCACATGATCAATTTGGCGCAATATGGTTTCAGTGCGGCCGGGGCCGTTTTGTCCGGTCGGTTTGGCGATTTGTCAGCGATCAAACAGCAGCATTATCAATTACAGCAGGGTATATCGGCGTCCGTTGCCGACAGCTATTTAGGGCTTGATAAGGCTCCGCCATCTTCTCAAGGCTTGGATTCAGAATATAAAAAATTCCTAAAGGATCAGGAAGCAAAAGTCGCCGAGCTGGCTAAACAGCAGCAAGAAGCGGAATCCAAAAAAGCGCTCCTTGATACGGATATTGCGCTGCTTAAGGCGAAAGGTGATTTGCGTAAAGCGTATGAGCTGGAGGCGACGGCGATTAAAGGCTTGGATGCCGAGGGCCAAAAACGCTATGTGCAAGAAAAGCTCGAAATCGAATCGTTGAAGCAACATGGCAAAGCCAGCAATGGCGCGGCATCGGAAGCGAAAAAATTTGCAAAGGCAGAAGACAACCGCCGAGACGAAATCGCAAAAACCATCGAGCAAATCCAGTTTGAAACCTCGCTGATCGGCCTGAACGATAAAGCCCGTCAGCGCGCGGTCGAATTGACGCAGGCGCTGGCTAAGGCCAAGGGCGCCGAGATCGAGGCGATCAAATCGGCGTTGCAGGCCAAGTGGGCCGAGATCGACGCCGATACCCGCCGCACCGCGCAGCAGGAGCAATCGGTCAAGGATGCTATCGCGTTGAGGGGCTTGCAGGACGATACCAGCGAGGCGCATCGCCTTGCAATCCTTGCAAAAGAGTTGCAAATACAGGGCCTGAGCAATGACGCGATCCGCGATCGCATCGATCTGGAAAAAGAACTGGCGGCCGCTCGCAAGACTTATATGAGTCAAGAGCATGATCTTGACCCGAAAGAAATCGAAAAAAATATCACTGCGCGCAAGGCGGCTGAGAAAGAACTTGCCGGGATCATCGACAACGGCAGCCAGAAATCGGCAGACTTCATGGAGGCGGCATGGAAGAAAGCCGCAGAGAACATCCAGGACGCCTTCGCGCAGATGTTCGAAAACATGCTTAACGGCGATGCGCTGGGCAGCTTCGAGGATTTTTTCGACAACATCAAGCGGTCCCTGAATAAAGTCTTTGCCCAGAACTTTGCCCAGGGCATTCAAAAGATGCTGCAAAGCGCGTTCACCTCCGGCAGT